GGACTCAAAAGGTTTATTGGCTGAAGCAACTTTGCCTGACACAACAGCAGGTCGTGACTTGGCTGTTCTTATGAAACGTGGAGATGTTCACGCAATGAGTTTTGGTTTCTCTGTTCCATCAAAAGGAGACAGATGGTCTGATGACGGAATGACAAGAGAATTAAAAGAAATTCGTTTACACGAAGTTTCAATTGTTACAGGTTTCCCAGCCTATGAAGCAACAACGGCTTCAGTTAGATCATTAGATATTCTTGCAACAAGAACTAATGTTGATGTTGATGCTTTGGCTGACGCAATGGTCAAACTTGAAGCAGGAGAAAAATTAGCAGGTTCTGATGCTGATCTTCTACAAGAAGTTGTTACTAAGTTAAGAGATAACACACCAACTTCAGATGAGTTATTAGAATTAAAACGTAAACAACTTGACCTACTATTTAAGGCTGTATAACAATGGATAGAGCAAAAGTAAAAGAAGCAATTCTTAAAACAGCAGGATACCCAGAATCAGGTGTTATCGCACAATTAGCAGATGCAATGGCTGATGCAATTTGCGATATAAATAAACCTGTTGAAATGAAAAAGTTTGAACCTGTTCAAGAAACAAGAATTCAAGAGATTAAAGAAACACGTTAAAAGTTTGTTAGACTAATGGTGGTTGCGTGGATGCCACCACCATTTTTACTGTCGAGTGAGCCTCGCAGATGCACGTTATCAAAACCAATTCTATAAGGAGTATTCGTGGAATACATCAAACAACAACACGAAGCACGTCAAAAGGCTTGGCACGAAGCCAAAGCACTTCTTGATACTGCTGCGGCAGAAAAGCGCGATTTAACTGCCGAGGAAAACGCAAAATACGAAAATATTTCTGCTGACCTAGATTCACGCGCAAAGGTAATCGAAACATTAAAAGCAGATGCAGAACGCGAAATCCGCGCCGCTGAATCAATGCAAGGTTTTGAAAACCAAGCAAGACCAGTTGCAGAAGTACGCAATGAAAAGAATGATGCAGATGCCATCCGTGCTTTAGCACGCGGTGAAATCCGTTCATTCAATTTTGAAAAAAGAGATATTACAACTGGAAGTACTGGCAGCCCTGTTCCAACTTCATTTTATGATCAAGTAATTATGCTTGCTCGTACAGTTGGCCCAATGCTCGAAGTTTCAACTTTGCTAAATACAGCAGGCGGAGAGAATTTACAAATTCCTTCACTTTCTGCATATTCAGTTGGAACAGTAACTTCAGAAGGCAACGCAATTGGCGAAAGCGATCCAACATTTAATAATTTTGTAACGCTTTCCGCTTACAAATATAGTTTCTTGACACAAGTGTCACGCGAACTTATTGAAGATGCAGGGGTAGATGTAACGTCATTTTTGGCAGCCCAAACAGGAAATGCTCTCGGTTACGCCGTAAATAACGGATTAACTGTGGGTACAGGTACTGTGCAGCCAAACGGAATTGTTACCCAAGCAGGTTCTGCTCTAACTGGAACTTCATTAAATCCAACTGCTGATAATTTAATTGATCTTGTGTACAGCATTGACACAATGGGTCGTAGATTACCAGGCGCAGGATTCCTTATGAATTCCGCAAGTATTTCAAATGTCAGAAAACTTAAGGATGGATCAGGACAATACTTGTTCACACCATCTCTAAGTGCTGACGCAAGAGACTTGCTACTTGGTTATCCAATATTCGAAAACCCAGCAATGGCTTCAGCAGCATCAGCAGCCAAACCTGTGTTATTCGGTAACTTGCCAAGTTACTATGTACGTCAAGTTGGTGGATTGAAGTTAGATCGTTCAGATGATTTTGCATTCTCATCTGATTTAATTTCGTTCCGCGCGACCTTCCGCGTGGATGGTGCACTTATCCAGCCAAGCCACGTTAAATACTTCAAATCATCAAACTCCTAAACCGAGTCTGATTTGAAAAAAGTTCTAGGACACGGAGCGCAGGCCGTGTCCTAGACATACTCGTCTCCCATCTGTAATAAGGTGGGAGACAACCTGCGTCTATATGGAGTCCTGTGTGAATCGTGAACAACGAAGAATTTTAGAAAAACAAAATAAAAAACAAAACGTACAAAATGTTGTACAACATCCAAGAAAAATTCTTTGGGTATCAAATGCACCTTGGGCCTCAACTGGTTATGGTCAACAGACCGCTCAAGCAATAACAAGACTTAAAGCAGACGGCAATGATATTGCTGTTGCAGCCAATTATGGTTTAGAAGCATCTGCAACTATTTGGAATTCACCAGCGGGAAGTATTCCTGTTTATCCTCGTGGTAACGAAACTTGGTCTAATGATGTTGTTCCAGCGCATATGCACGATTGGTCTAGTAGAGATAAAGATGCTGAACATTTATTGATGACCTTGTTTGATGTTTGGGTTTTCAAAGGTGATAAGTGGAAAGAATTCCCTGTTGCTTCTTGGACACCTATTGATCACGTTCCAGCACCACCAGAAGTTTCGGCTTGGTGCAGACAACCTTTTGTTTACCCGATTGCTATGAGCAAGTTTGGTAAAGCAATGTTAGAAAATGTTGGAATTGAATCTTGGTATGTTCCTCACGCAATTGAATCTATTTTCAAACCTACAAAGAATTTCAAAACTCTTGATGGTGATGAAATGTCTGGTAGAGAGTTTATGAAAATTGGTGAAGATAAATTTGTTGTTGGTATGAATGCTGCTAACAAAGGTGTGTCACCTGTTCGTAAAGCGTTTGGTGAAAATCTTTTAGCGTTTTCAATGTTTGCTCAAAAATATGATGATGCTGTTTTGTATTTGCATACTGAGGCTTCTGGTTCACTTGGTGGAATTAAATTAAATGATTTGATTTTGTCTTGTGGGATTGATCCACAAAAAGTTATTTTTCCTGATCCTTATTTATTACGTTCTGGAATAAGTCAAGATATTTTGGCCAGTATTTATTCTGGTATGGATGTTCTGCTTGCAACAAGTTATGGTGAGGGCTTTGGTATTCCAACGATTGAAGCGCAAGCCTGTGGTGTTCCTGTGATTGTTTCTGACTTTGCTGCTTCCGCTGAACTTTGTGGTGATGGTTGGAAGATTGGTGGGCAACCTCTTTGGAATGCTCCTCAGAAAGCGTGGTTTCATTTACCATCTGTTCCTGAAATTGTTGACGCACTCACACAGGCGTATAACAGAGGGCGTGGGACTAGCGAGAAAGCAATTGAGTTTGCTAAACAGTATGAAGCAGATTTTGTTTTTGATACTCAATGGAAATCAACTTTGGACAGCATATTTGCAAGAGCCGCTTCTGATAGGCCTAAAAAGGCTTAAAAGGGCAAAATCTGGGCCTTTAGTGATTAAGGAGACATAACTTGATACCAGCAATGATTGTTCCTGTTTTAACACGTTACGATTTATTGGACAGGATGATCAAGTCCATAAACTACCCAATCAAAGATTTAGTCGTTATAGATAATGGAGCAAAAGGTCACGACTGGCAACCTTTTTGGAATCAATGGGTGTCAAAAATTTGGCACATAAAACTACCGAGCAATCTAGGTGTTCCTGGTTCTTGGAATCTTGGAATTAAATCTTTACCTCAATCGGATTACTGGTTGGTTTCTAATTTTGATGTTGAGTGGGGTGGGGACTCTCTCAAGATGTTTCAAGAAATTTCAAGCAAAGAGAAACTTGTTTTATCTAATGGTGCTCCTAGTTGGTGTGCTTTTAGTTTGGGTTGGGAAGTTGTGGAAAAGGTTGGTTTATTTGATGAGTCTTTTGTTCCAGCATATTTTGAGGACAACGATTTTGAAAGACGTTGCGAATTCCACAATGTTGAAGTTGTAAATTCTTTTATTCCTATTGCTCACGATAATTCATCAACGTTAAAGGCAGGATTTCAAAGTCAAAACGATTTATCTTTTTCAGCCAACTCAGAATATATGAATCACAAAATTAAAACACAGGACTTTAGTGAGGGCAGATGGTCTATAAGGAGACGGAGAAAATATGGCTGGGATTGAAATTGCTGATGTGACTGTATGTACAGCAACAATTCCAACAAGAGTTGAGTTATTGAAACGTGCTGTTAGAAGTGTTGAAAATCAAACATTAAAAGTTAAAAAACATTTGATTAAGTTAGATGTAGAAAAGTTAGGTCAGCCTCTTGTTTTAGATCAAATCATTAAAGAAGCAAAAACAAAATATGTTGCAGTTCTTGATGATGATGATGAGTTCTTGCCTAACCACATTGAATTGTTGTATAAAAAAATTGTTGAAACTAAAGCCGATTTAGTTTTCCCACATTTTAGGTATTCCAATCTTTCTGATGCTGGTCATCTAGAGAGATTTAGAGGTCTTGCTTGGGACAATAACAACCCTCATCAAGTCCCTGTGACTTGGATTGCTAAGCGTAAAACTATTTTAGAAGTCGGCGGGTTTAGTGGAGATTTTGATGTTCTAAGTTTTGAAGTGGACAGTCAAGGAAATCGTATTGGAAACGATTTTAATCTGATAAAGAAACTTTCAAAGGCAAATAAACACATAACAAACATTCCAGAGATAACTTGGATTTATCACGTTGGACACCCATCAACTTTAGGAATGCCTATCAGATGGTAGATGTAACAATTATGGCTTGGATTTATGGCGAAAACTACGATCAGTTTTTACCTCAATGGCTAGATGGCATAAAAAATCTCAATACTAAACCTAAAAGGATAATTGTTTGTTCCGATAGGCCAAGAAATATTAAAGGTGTTGAAGTCATTGTTAAAGAGATTGAACCTGATTGGAAAGTTCCTAATCCATATTACGCAAACTTTATTTGTAATTACACAGATACAGAGTGGATGCTGTTGATGGACATTGATGACGTTATTGATTCACAATGCTTAGACGGATTAAATGAGATTGATGCTGATGTTTGGCTTATGGGAATAAATATCAATGGTCACGAAAAATATTTACCACCACAAATGAGCAACCATTCAATTTCTACTGACCCTAATTGCTATTTTTGTTTTGGTTCTCCTTTCAAAAGAAAACTCGCTTTAGACCACCCATTTCACGACTCCCCATATACGGATTGGATTTTTTGGAGACAGATAGCACGAGCAGGGGCAAAATTTGAGTGGGCTAATAAGATTGGCTATAAGTACAGAAAAGACTTTAGCAACTCAATGAGTGGTTGGGCTAACGCTGAAGTTAAATGGAGAGAAGAAGCGTTAACCTTATGAATTTTTTAGATTTCAAATCAAAATATTGCAAAGAAACACCAAATATGATTTTTCTTCCACCAAAAATTCAAGGTTGGAATTCAGAAAGCGTTGCACTAAAAAAAGCAATTGAACAAACAAATCCAGAATCAATAGTTGAAGTTGGAAGTTGGCTTGGGGCTTCTGCTTTATTTATGGCCGCACAATCTAACGCACAAATCATATGCGTAGATACTTTTTTAGGCTCAAATGAAATTCTTTGGCGAGAAGAAAATGTTAAAAACGTAACTCAAAACTTCTCACAAATTTATGATCAGTTCTGCGCAAACATCACTCATTCAAACTTAAATAACATAATCAGCCCCCTACCTATGACATCATCATCTGCTGCTGAACTTTTTGCAAAAGAGCAAGTAAAGGTAGATATGGTTTACATTGATGCTGGTCACAGAGAACGCGAAGTTTATGCAGATTTACAGGATTGGTGGCCTTTAACCAATAAAGTTCTAGTCGGAGACGACTATGATTCAACTTGGAGCGGTGTGATTTCTGCTGCAAATAGATTTGCTTCTGAGAACAACTTAAATCTTGAAATAATGGATTCTAAGTTTCTGTTGTTCCGATAGACTAGCCGCAAGAACTTAGGAGTTATTTTGGCAATTACAAATGGTTATGCTTCGCTGACCGAAGTTAAAGCAGCGTTACGTATAACAGATACTATTGATGATTCATTGTTAGAGATGGCAGTTGAATCTGCCTCAAGACTTATAGATGGTTATGCTGCACGCCAATTTTATTCTCAAGGTACTGCTACAAGATATTTTGTTGCACAGGATGATTTCGTTGTTGAAGTTGATGATCTTTCAAGCGGAACAGTAACAATTACCACAGCACAAGACGCTGATGGTGTTTTTGATACAACTTGGGGAACAGATGATTACCAACTTGAACCTTTGAATGGTGTTCTTGATGGCATCCCTTGGCCTTACAATCAAATTCGCGCAGTAGGAGATTACTTGTGGCCTATCAGCGGTGGAGAAGCGTTAATTAAAGTTGTTGGTGTTTATGGTTGGCCGTCTGTACCAATTGCAGTTAAACAGGCTTGCATTATTCAAGCATCAAGAATTTACAAACGTTTAGATTCACCTCTTGGCGTTGCTGGCTTCGGCGATCTTGGAGCAATTCGAGTTTCTAGCCAACTTGATCCTGATGTTGCACAACTTGTTATGCCTTACAGAAGATTGCGAAACTTTGCCTAATGGCATCAATCTCACAAATCCGAAGTGGTCTAGCAACACGTCTTGGAACAATCACAGGTTTAAGAACTTCTGCATTTATGCCAGATAACCCAAACCCACCTGTTGCAATTGTTATGCCATCAAGTGTTTCTTATGATGATGTTTTCAAAAGAGGTATGCAAACTTATGTTTTTAATGTCCTTGTCATTGTTGGCAGGGTTGACGAAAGAACTGCGCAATCAAATCTTGATGCCTATGTTTCAAGCACAGGCACTTCAAGCATCAAATTAGCGATTGAGGGAGACAAAACTCTTGGTGGAGTTGTGTTCGATACAAGAGTTACTGAGATGAGAAACTACGGACAACTGCCAGTTTCTGAGATACTATATCTTACAGCGGAGTTTACAGTTCTCTGCTACGCAGACTAGGAGTAATAACAAATGGCAAAATTTGCTGCAACAGACTATTTTGTTTCAATCAATGGTTCAGATTTTTCAACAAATCTTAACTCCGTTGAATTGTCACAAGAGGCTGACGATTTAGAAACTACCGCTTTCGGTTCTTCTTGGAGAACTAGAATCGGTGGATTAAAACAAGCATCACTAACACTAAACTTTATGCAAGATTTCGGTGCAGGTTCAGTTGATGCAACACTTAACCCATTACTAGGTTCAATTGCAACAGTTGTAATCAAACCTACAAGTGGAACAGTAACTTCAACAAACCCAACTTACACAATGACCGCATTGGTAACTCAATACAGTCCGTTTGCATCATCCGTAGGCGATATTGCGACCCTAAGTGTGACATTTCCGATTTCGGGAACAGTCACCCGCGCAACCGCCTAAAACAAAAAAGGAAACAAATGAAAATCAATCTGCGCGTGAAATACCAAGATGGTGTTTCAAAAGAAATAGTTTGTTCAGCAAGAGACTTAGTTGCGTTTGAAGAAAAATACAGCAGGTCGGTAGCAAAACTCGAATCAGAGTTCAAACTTACTGACCTGCTTTTTCTAGCGTGGCATAGTGAAAAAAGAACCAATTCAACTAAAAAAGAATTTGATAATTGGTTAGACGAAGTTGACGAAATCGGCGTAAGCGACAACGACCCAAAATAAAACCGCTCGGAGAAAACTCTGAGCATTGGTTTATTGCTTACCTTTCTTGCGAAACAGGAATTGCGCCCTCTTTGCTATTACAAGAGAGTGATCGTATGCTTTTCACAATGGGTATGTATCTGCGTTGGAGAGCAACAGAAGCAAACAAGAGGTAATTGTGGCTATTGGACTTAAAACAGAAGTTCGTGGTCTGCGTGAAACTTTAATTGAATTACGTCAATTAGATTCAGAAGTATATAAACAAATAAATTCGGATATAAAAAATGCTGCTTTGACTTTCGCTAGAGGTATTGAAACTGGTTTACCTAAATCTTTACCAATAAAAGGTTTTACGCATAATGGGGAAACAGCATTTAAGGCTTCTGAAAATAAAACAGATGTCAAAATAAGTGTTAAAAAACCAAGAAGTGATAGACCAACATCATTGTTAAAAGTTATTGTTAAAGGTCGAGGTTTGGCTATTGCCGATATGGCTGGTCATCCTAAATCTAGATATACACCTAAAGCAAGGTCAGCAGCATCAAGAGGTAGACCAACTGGTTATCGAATGAATGGTCAAGGTGCTGGATTGAAAAGAAAACTTGGACCAACTCAAGGTTCACGTTTTGTTTGGCCTGCCGCTTTGAAAAATCAGAAATTGATCGATAATAGTATTGAGCGTTCTTTACAGGAAGCATCCGCGAAAGTTAACAGGAATTTATTGGTGGTTAAATAATGGCAATTATTATCCCGATTCTCACGCAATTTGATGATAGAGGACTTAAATCTGCGGTCAGAGAATTTGAAAGAGCCAAAACAGGTATAGATAAATTTGGTGCTGTTGGAAAGATTTTTGACAACGTTGGCCAATCTTTAACAAAGAACTTAACTGTTCCTATTCTTGCTGTTGGTGGCGCATTAGGTTTTATGATCAAAGAGGCCATAGAGGCCGAGGCTGTAACTTCAAGACTAAGACAAATTCTTTTAACAACTGGTGGTGCAACTAATGCCCAAGTTGAGGCTTTATTAAAACAAGCCGCTGCTTTAGAAAAAGTTGGTGTTGCTTCTAGAGAAAGCATTGTTACAACACAAGCACAACTTGCAACTTTTGATTTACAAGCCGACACAATATCAGCACTTACGCCAGCGATTTTAGATTATGTTCTAGCAGAAAAAGGTGCTACTGCTACTGGTGACGATTTCAAGTCTATGACAAATGGTCTGGCACAGGCATTGAATGGACAGTTTGCTTCTTTGACAAGAGTTGGATTTGTTTTAGATGAAGATACTAAAAAGAAAATTGCTAATGGTACAGAATCTGAACGTGCTGCTGCACTTGTTGAAGTTCTTAATTCAACATATAAAGGTTTCAATGAATCTCTTTTAGCAACACCACAGGGCCGAATAATTGCCTTACAAAGAGAGTTCGGGGATTTAAGACAAGAACTTGGTTCAGTATTTCTTCCTGTTGCTATGGAAATTAGCACAGTCATAAAAGATAGCGTTATTCCTGAGATACAAAAATTAGTTGACAAGTTTAAGTCTTTAAGTCCTGAAACAATTAACACAGGATTGAAGATTCTTGGTTTGATTGCCATTCTTGGACCATTGGCAATTGTTATAGGCAAGGTAATCGGTGCAATTCAAATATTTATAGGAGTTTTCAAAGTATTATCAGCAGTTCTATTAACTAACCCAATTTATTTAGTAGCCGCTGGTCTAGCACTTTTAGTCGTTGCTTTAATTCACGCTTTTAGAACATCAGATAAATTCCGTCAAGGAATCCAAAAACTAGGAAATGCTTTTATCACTTTTGCTGAGGGAGCAATCAATTTTGTTATTGATCATATGAATTTATTCTTACAAGGAATGAATTTAGTAATTAGAGGCCTGCAAATGTTTGGGGTTGATGTTAAAGAAGTTGGTCAGATAGCACCAGTCTCTCTCAAGCGAATAAGCCTTGCAACAGTTGAAGCATCAAACAATATGGGTGCTTTAGCAGCACAAACAGACACTCTCGGAACAGAGGTAAGTGAAACAGTTGTACCAAGCATAGGCAAGATGAATAAAGGCTTAGAAAAAACTTCTGAAGAACTTAAAAAAGTTAAAGAAGCAGCAAAAAATGCTGCTCAAGTTGTTGTTGATAATCTAGAAGAATCTTTACGTAAAGCAGAATCAGCCCTTGAAGATGTACGTGGCAAGTTCACTAACTTCAAGAACGCCATTGGTAGCACAATCACAGGAATCTTAAACTTCGGTAAAGCCGCTGAATCAGAAAACTTCTTAAAAGGTTTAGCAGATCAAGCAAATCAAGCCACAGTTTTTGCAGACAAAGTTAAACAACTCGTTGTTCTTGGATTAAATGAGAGAGCAATTAGACAAGTTCTTGATGCAGGTTTTGAAGCAGGTTCAAAGATTGCTGACAACATCATTACTGGTGGCGCAACAGTTGTTGAACAGGTAAACACTCTTGTTAATTCAATATTTAGTGTTGCTGATCAAGTTGGCGAATTCGGTGCTGTTGCTTTCTATGACGCTGGTGTTAAACAAGCAGAAGCAATGGTTGATGGAATTAAAACAGAATTAGAACGAGCACGAGCAGAACTTAAATCAATCGTTGAGGGCTTAACCACAACTGCACCTAGTGGTGGTGCTCCATCAGCAACTCAAGCCCCTGCTGACGAACGTAAAACTGACACAGGAACAAAACTGCAACCAGGAAAACTTTTGACCTCAACTCAGTTTGCTAAAGCAGCAAATGTTTTGAAAACTTCTGGAACTGCTGCTGCTTCTTATACTGCTTTGGCTTATGCGTTACAAAATAAAACTGTAAAAATGGCTAAAGGTGGAATTGTTACTGGACCAACCAATGCGCTTATTGGTGAAGCAGGACCAGAGGCCGTAATTCCTTTATCAGGTGCTAATTCTGCTGGAATGGGCGCAACTTACAACATTGTTGTTAATGCTGGTATTGGAACTTCAGGTTCACAAGTTGGTAGAGAAATTGTTGATGCAATCAAGAAGTTTGAGAAAACTTCAGGTCCAGTCTTTGCGAGTGCCTAATGTCAATTCCTGCAACAACTGTTGAAATAGGTTTTGATTTATCTGCTCTTGGCGGACCTTTCTTTATTCTTGACGATCCTGTTCAAGGTGTTCTAGATAATACTGAATACACACTTGGCGGAACTTTATTTTATGATGTTTCAGAATATGTTCGAAACGTTTCAGTTAGACGAGGAAAGTCACGTCAACTAGATCGCTTTACCGCTGGTAATGCAAATATTGAATTTAATAACAACTCTCGTGCTTTTGATCCTGAGAACACATCAAGTCCTTTCTTCGGTCAAATCATTCCTAAAAGAACAATTAAAGTTGAAACAGGTGGTTCAGCAGTCTTTTATGGTGTTGTTGATGACTGGAATCTTAATTATGATCTTTCAGGTTTATCTTTAGCAGATGCTGATTGTGTTGATGGTTTCACTTTGTTGGCTCAAAGAGCATTAAGTGCTAGTACAGAAACTTCACAAAAAACTGGTGCAAGAATTAACTCAATTTTAGACAGATCAGAAGTTAATTGGCCATCCTCTTTAAGAGATATTGATACTGGTGCAACAACTTTGCAAGCAGATGTGATTCAAGATGGAACTAACGCTTTAGAATATTTGCAGTTAGTTACTGATTCTGAACCTGGTTCTATTTTTATGGGATCAGATGGTTTCATTGTTTTCAAAGATAGAAGCGTTGCACCTGTTTCAGCGGGTCAAGTCACTTTCGCTGATAATGGTTCAGGTGTGGAATTTAGTGAAGTCCAAGTTGTTTACGGCTCAGAACTTTTGTATAACTATGTTCAGATTGAAAGAAATAATGGTGGTACAGCCATTGCCTCTGATAGTGACTCCATTAACTCTTATGGTCAGCAGGCTTTGATTCAAACAGGTTTACTGATGAACTCAGATGCTGATGCTTTAGAACTAGCAAATTATCTGGTTTCGCAATATTCCGAACCTGAATATCGTTTTGAAACATTAACAGTTCAACTTGAGGCATTGTCACCAACTGATCAATCTGATGTATTAGGTCTTGAAATAGGGGATGTTGCAAGAATCAAGTTCACCCCAAACAATGTTGGGTCGCAGATAGACAAATACGCATCAATTATTAGAATTGATCACGACATACAACCTGCGTCACACCGAATCACTTTCGGTTTCCAAACGCTAGATTATGCTAGCCTTGTGCTAGATGACACCGAGTTTGGTTTGTTAGACACAGGCAGATTAGGTTTTTAAGGAGTTTTAATGGGTTCTGGTTTTAGAACGTTTACCGCTGGCGAAGTTTTGACGGCAAGTAATGTTCAGAATTATTTGCAAGATCAAGTTGTTATGACATTCGCAGGTTCTGCTGCACGTTCATCAGCAATTGGTACAGCAAACTTTGAAGAAGGAATGACCTCTTATTTAACTGACACAGATAAAATGGAAGTTTACAACGGCACAAATTGGGTTTCTGTTGCCCCCACAACTACCCAAGGCTTAACTTTGATATCAAGTACGTCTTTTAGTGGAGTATCTAGTTTTAGTTTAGGTTCTGATGCAAGTCCAGTTTTTAGTTCTACTTATGATGTTTACAAAATTGTTGTATTTTGTGAAGTTAGCACAGACATAGATAGAACTATAACGTGGAGATTAAGAGCGAACACAACAGACAATACTTCTTCAAATTATCGTTATTTTAATCAAGGTTTAGATGGTTCAAACGCTGCTGTAAATTCAACAAGTACAGGTGCAACTTCTGCAATTTGGGTTGCTAATCAACATTATGGTGGATACCCCACCCCAATAGAAGTTGATGTTTATTTTCCATTTTTAGCCGAAAGCACAATATGGCAAGGACTTTCACACGGAGGTACTAGCGCAACTAATTTTGCTCAAAGAGTTTCTGGACTTCACGCTGTACAAAGTTCTTTTAATGGATTTACCCTTATCAATTCAAGTGGTAATTTTCAAAATTCTACAGTTTTTGTTTATGGATATAACAAATAGGAGTTATGACAATGGCAACTGAAAAAATTTACATACAAATAGATAACGACAAAATAGAATTAACAGGTCAAGCAAAAGCCGACTTTATCGCTGATAGAGAAGCAACAGTAGAAGCACAACGCCTACTCGAAAGCGAAGCACAAGCCAAGAAACAAGCGCGTATTGATGCAATAACTAAATTAGGTCAGGCTTCAGGATTAACAACAGAAGAAATAGAATCAATCTTAAATATTTAGTATTGAGTTAATTTCTGCTTCAGATAGACCAGATGCTGCACCTAGTTTGGTAATCGCATCTATTCTTAGTTGCTTCTTTGCCTCATACTCGGCTTCGAGTAGTTGTATTTCTTGAAGTCTTGCATCTCTGTCGGCGATAAATTCTGCCTTTGCTTCACCTGTTAATTCAATAACTGTGTCGCCCTCTTGAATTTTGATTATTTCAGTTTTAGCCATTGTCATATTCCTTAAATGTTGTATCCATAAACTTGATATGAGCCTGTTGTGCTTGCGCCAAAAAGTAATGTACAAGAATCATAGGTGTCTACTACTTGATGTCTACCTGCTGCGATATACATAGCAGCACCACCCGCTTGTTCAGCGATTATGATACCTGTTGCCAGATATGTATGTTGATTAACAAATGGACTAAATAAAGTAAATTCTGTTTGACCAGTTTTGAATGTTGCTGTTGCTGATGTTATTAACCATTGTTGTGCTGTTGCAGGATTGGAATCAGCACCTGTAAATCTTCCTCTCATAACATACTGGGTGCTAGTATCATCAGTTCCTGATTTTCTCATTCTGAGTTGCAAACTTGTTTCAATTTGAGCATTGACAATAATTTTATAATTTGTGTAGACAGAAGTGAAAGTGCTTGCTGCTAATGATGTACTGGTTACTCCACTAATCCTAATTAAATTTATGCTAAATTACATTCAAGCAAGTTAAGTTCCTGCGCTCAAACAACGCAGGAGACAAAATGCGTTTCAAAATAACTGCAATAACAATCACTTGCGCACTAATCGCAACACCAGCAATCGCGTTCACAGAACCATACCCAGGAAGTTATCGCGAAACACGCGACATAACTTGCCCTGCACAATACCCAATCAAAACAGGTGAGGGTGTAATGGGTGGTGGAGCGCGTAGTTGAGCGCGTAGTTTCTGGTGGCACACAAATTGTTGTGAAAGAAGTTCCAGGAGCACAACCTGAGTTATCTACTGCTAAAAGCATCAGAGCAGAAATAAAAAGGTTAAAGAAAGAAATAACAAAACTCACAAAGAAATTAAACAAACTGAAGAAAGATAAGTAAACAAATTATGGAGCAAGAACAGCCTTGGTTTACGATTGAAGAAATACTAAGTGTTTACGAAAAACGTTTTATTGTTTTAGGTCATAAAAGACAACTTTGGCTGACTGATAAACATTTAATAAATCGGATCAACAAGATTGTTCATCCACAATTTGCAACAACAGAGGATTTAGAAGCAGCAGTTATGCTGTCACCTGCGCAATCCACACGCAAAGGAAATATCAACCGATACAAGATGATTTATCGTCACTTGATGTATTTGAAACTTATTCCTGAACGTGAATCACCAGCAGAAAAACTACCTAAATTACGTAAACCAAAATCAATGCCAAGACCTTTTACCCATACCGAGGTGGCTTTAATTATGAAAGAAGCCAAAGAACCTCAAAGGCATTGGTTCATACTTTCGTGCTTCGCAGGCTTGAGGGCCGCAGAAATTTCTTTATGTTCAGGTTCTGACCTTGAAGAAGTTGGTGATAGTTATATGATCCGTATTCCTAAAGGCAAAGGAGATACAAATCTGGCTTTGCCAGCGCATCCTGTTGTTGTCGAAATGATTAAATCGTATAACACTTTTGGTAGGTTATGGCCAACAATGAAACCTCACTCATTATCTGTTGCCGCTTGTAAAGAATTAAAACGCTTAGGAATAAACAAAAAATTGCATTCTGGCAGACACTATTTTGCGACAAGTGCTTATTCAGTTTCTAATGGCGATATTTTGGCTGTGTCTAAACTTATGCGCCACGCTTCTCCTGCTACCACAGCGATTTATGCTGAGTTGGCTTCCCCTGTTGCAAAAGCAGTTGTAAACGCAATGCAAACTCCAGGTATAGAATAGAACTAAGAACCTGCGCATCTATTTTTAGAGAGGTTCTAATGAGTTTGTATCTTGTTAAAGATTTGGTTATGAGAGTTTTTGCATTATTTTTGGCAACAGCGCTTCCAGCAATCGGAGTGGGTGCTTTCGCTGGTGTATCAGTTGTAAATTCTGCTTTGATTGCGGGCGGATTAGCCGTGTCTCGTGTTGTCACAGATTTGGCCAAAGCATTTTTAGATGACGGAAAATTAACGCAACAAGAAATTGATGCCATATTCAAAAAGGCTAATAAAAAAGAAGAAACCAAATAAATGGGTTTACCAATTGCTAATGGAAAGATTACAACTGCCTATAAGAAAAAAGGCAAGATGTGGTCAAAGGGTTATCATACTGGAATAGATATGGCAGTCCCAGTTGGAACAAAAATTATTGCTGTTGCTGATGGCAAAATTGAACCTGCAAACTGGGGAAAAAGTTATGGAACTCAAGCAGTACAAAAAGTTGATGGTGGATGGGTTATTTATGCTCATCTTTCAAAACTTGATGTCAAA